GTCTTCATCCATACGTATCATTAATGCGTCAAGAGATAATGATAACTTACCGCCCACTAAAATGTACCATGCATAAGCTACATACATTTTGTTGATCAATGAGTTGTACAATGCAGTTAGTCCATGACCACTTGGGACAGAATGGTTCGTAACATACGTTAATTTCATGCCTATATGAGTTGTCTCACATAGATGCATTAACAAAGCGATAGCTATAGTTGCATCTTCAGAGAACTCAGATAAAACCTCATTTAACTTCTCCTGGAATTCTCTCCTCATTCGACCGTCCCACATTTCATAGTCACCATCAAAGTGATTATTAAATTGCCGAAGACGCTCCCACAATCGTCGCCATTCCTTACTTGTAGCATTAATTCCTATCATAATTCCAGTTTCATGCCTCTTTTCCATAAAGGCTGAACATAATCGCCCAAACCACTTACGAAGAAGCATAGTATAATGCAACGGACCAGCAGCAAACAAACGAGGTTTATTAGCCTTATCACTATTGCGCATCTCATCCTTATCACAATCCTTAAATACACAATCGAACAACCCTTTCTTTCCTTTCCTAGCCTTTGTTTCAACTTCATTCATCAGATCGCGCACTTTTTGATGTAACTCACCGGTTTCTATATTCACCCAATCAGCAACCACACCTCCTAAAGGATATCCAGCTGCCGCATCTAAATTTGCTCTTCTAACTGCAGCATTACCATCCTTTAGACCTTTAACCATCTGTTGCTCGGTCATCTTTGGTATTTTTCCACCAGTCACCTTCTTGATCAGACGTGACACATAAGCTTTCGCAAAATCCAGAGCACGCATATTAACAGGCAATTCCGTTGGTAACAGATTCTTAGTACGAGAATAATCATACGTACGAACAAGCTTACCGTCAACCTCACGTTTACCACCTAATTCAGCAGGACGCCGTAATGGTACACCATTAGGACACAACACAGGATCTTTCACCATCTCAGCAAGCATCTTAGATTCTACTAAAGCTGAGTCCAAATTAACATGATGATAATTATCATCCTCAATCACCATAGCCCCTGTTATTTCAGTGTCACGTATTGGGATTACATAATCATCAGCTTGACTATTCATTATAAAATCCCTCATTCGAGCATTCCAAAACCTCACATAACCCTGACCAGCACCAGTGCCTGCAACATGCCACCCAACGATATATCCATCTTGAGTCGCAACTAATGCACCACATAACCCCGATGCTGACTGGACTACTCCATCATAATGGTGTAACATCAATTGATCTGCTGGAAATACATGACGGGAAGTTCGATATACTCCTGAAGTAACTTCATGTCTTTCTGGTTCACCCAAATCGGTACAACCTTCCGTCATAATCATAAATAATCTCTTATTAGAAGGTTGTTTGTTCATGGCTTTCTTTAACGCCCGGAACACTGGTACATGAGGATGTTTATATCGTAAAATAACCAAATCCTCAGCTAGATCCCAACGTTCCACTACAAATGTTGTCGCAACCAATTCTCTACCATCTACATCTTCACTACGTATAAAAACTTCATGAGGACGCGTATCAGAGTCCATCAACGAATGCGCCGTTGTAGCACCATAATCACAATCAATCATTATCAAATAACCAAATGTGGTTACACCATCATATGTGAAAGTGGATCGGACCACATTACGTCTAATTGATTTAACGGCTTCACTCGGATCACTACCACACGCCATATACGTACGGCGTCACTCAGCA